TGGTACTTCATAAAGATGCGTATAAGGCACAGATGTTGGATTTGCACCAGATACTGTTTGAGATGCTACAGTTTCACCACCTGTGGTAGTGAGTCCAGTTGAGGCAGATTGAGTATAGCCTATAACCATCTGCATATTAATTGATACAGTAGCTATTTGTTTTGCAGCGTTAAAACTTACTATTGTAGCGGTTTGGGCACAAAACAAACCAGACAGTATTTCACTTCTTAACTGATTAAACAAAATCCTAAGATCTGGTTTAGTAGGAGTTAATGGTGTAAGAATATTTGTTTCTGATGTAGGTATAGCCATAACTCAACTTGGTAAACTTAAATTGCCTGTTATAGTTACAGGTGTTGTGCCTGCATAAGGCTTATAAAGATCTAATATTGTAATAAACTGTCCATTAACACTAGGTGATACTACACCTTCATGCTTAATGCCATAAATAGGGTATATTCCATTGTACGCAGGATTTTCTGTACTATTTAATTTTACTAATTGTCCAATGTAAAAAGATGGTTCAAATAACATCTTACATACCACAGATGAATTATCTGTAGGCATTGGCACATCTAATAATCCCGTTGCTGAACTAATTTCATAAGGTTTTTCAGTAGTTAAAAAACCCTCGTTTTTACCCATTACTCTTAACTGAGATAAATCAATCGTAGCGTTTAACTGATACTTATCTAATATGTTTTGTATTTGAGTAAATGTAGGACCTACAAAACTTTTTGGTCTTATAAATTGTATATCTGGAATAGTACCAAAAAGAGGCGTTGGAAATGCAGTAAGTAAATCGCTATTTAAATCAATTAAAGCCTGTTTTAAAGTAGTTTGTGGATTAGTAGTAAAATTGGAAAAACTATTAGAATACATAAAAGAATTATCCTTACAGGTTAATTCAGTAACTATGTTATTTCTACCTACACGATAACTTCTACCAATCATTACTTGACCATTAAAAATTAATCCTTGATTTCCTAATTCATAACCAGCCCTTAATTGTATGGGTACATAAAGACTTTGCGTATAATAAGGTTTTAATAATTGGTTTCTTTGTTCTTCAGATAGATTATAAAGCTTAAATGTGCCAGTATTAACACTAGACATAAAAGCCCTATCTATACTAAATTCTAAAGAAATTGGTAGTGTTATAGATTGTGAAGCTGTTGTTGTAACAGTAAAAACGCCTTTGTCTGTCGCACGTTGTTGATTACTTGCGATAGTTTGATTAAAACCATAATTAGGACCAGGCGTTGATTTAGTTACTTGAGTAACTGGACCAATAGGTGGTACTCCTACAGTTAAGGTATATGTACGATTAAATTTCAATTACCTACAAAAATTGATGTTTCCAGTGCTTTAACTTGAGTTTGTGTTAATATAAACAGTTGCGCATATCCATCTGAAAAATCACTTATATTTAATGGGTCATAACCATCAGATGTTGTACAACCTAAACCAAAAGGTAGTATATACTGATATTGTCTTAATAAATTAGGAAATACAGTTATTCTATTACCATTTACTTTATATGCAGGATTTGAACCATTCCATGTAACATTAAAAAACCAACCTTTTTGATTGGTTTCGTAGTACATATTAATAGTAGCTATAGTTCCATTTACTGTAGAAATGGAAAAAGTCTGATTTAAATTATTTGTTATGCCAGTGATGTATTGCATAATTATAAGTTATAGATTGCATCCCATCCTACTGACGATAACGAAATATCATCGCCACCATTAAGTATACCAATTAAACTAGCTACTTCAGTTTGTGATTCTTTTTGTATAGTAACCGCAATTTGATTATCGCTGTTTGTTAATTCAGCTAATGCAGTATTTAATACATCGTTAATAGATGAAGATAACCAACCTTGTGCTAGGCTTTCTACTTGCTGAATAGTATATGGTACTGTACCAGCAGATCCTGAATTTACAGGCATTGTAGCCTGTATTTGTGCAGCAGAATTTCCTGCTAATGTATTTTGATCAATTAAACTTTGACCTAGTATTCTTACTTTTTTAAACGTAACAGTAAAATCAGTTATATTAGTAGTAGTTTCATTTTGAACTGGTTCTACTGATTCAATAGCCATGCTACTAAATATACCCCAAGGCGTTTCTACAGTAAAAAGCACACGACCTTGCCACAACTGATAAAGATAACCAAATATTAACGCTTGTTTATTACCAGGATTATTAGCTACGGAACTGTGTCCTAAATAATATGAATAAACACTATTACTTTTTGCAGAGCTATATGACACTACGCTACTTTGTGAACCAGATTGTGCTTGATATGTACCTTGTGTAAATACTGGTTGTAATGGTCCATTTAAAGGCAATGGATTAACAATTTGTGTAGGTGCATTAGTAATTATAGGTAAATTATAAACTAAATCACCTGCAGAACCTTTAAGAGTTACTTTTTCTGGCGATAATGAAATCTGATCATGTATCGCAGTATTATCTTCTAAATAATGATCAGTTATTTCTGATTTTAATTCTGCTCGCTCTTGACCACGTATATCAAAAGTTAAACCACCAATACCACTAGGCAATGGAGATGGATATACATAAACAGTATTAAAATTAGTTAATGCTGCTGCAGTTTTTGTTTCTTGTGCAAAAACGCTAGATGAATCTGTAGGTACTACGTTTGTTGCCATATTAATATTGTGATGAAGCTAAACTAGATTGTGCAGCTAAACCAGCTAACTCTGTATTCCAGAATGTTTTTACTACATCAATAAACTTTTCACCAGCAACCTTACCATCGCCACCATGATTTGTTTGATTTACAGTTAAATTAATTAGCTGTTGTTGTGCTTGTGCTAATTTAGGATAGCTATCAGGTATAGTAAATAAAGTATCTGGATTTTGTAATTTATTTAATTCAGAAAAATCTAGTCCCATGCCAATTTTAAAAGACGATTTAAATATAGGATATAATTCGTTTATACCTTTTAATATTTTATCTACAACATTTGCGAAGTTAGTAAGTGGCACTACCAAATCTTTTCCAATAGTTGTGCTTAATAATTTTGCTTGTAAATTAATATCACCCCAAATGGTATTTATTTCTTTTAATTTGTTTATTTCTTCGTCTGTATAACGAGCAGCACTTTCTTGTTCTGAAGGATCAAATTTGCCTGCTCGTATCGCAGCATAAAGATTTGGATCTTGAATACCTAAACCTTGTGCTGCTTGAAATGCTATTGGTGCATTTATACCAGAAGATTCTTTAAGTGCTTTGTTTATTTTGCTAAATGCAGTATAAACATCTTGTGTGGGGTCTATACCTAATTGAGAAATCCAAGGATTAGTACTACGTTTTAAAGCTACATCAGTCATTATCTGTTGTAACCTCATTATCGTAGAAGTCATTTCATCTGCACTACTACCAACTTTAATTGCTTCTAATTGCCAGTTTTGTAATACATTTGTAGATAGACCTGTGCTTAAACTAAAATTCTTGAGATTGTTTCCAGTACTAATTGTGGAACTTGAAATCTTATCTAATGCTATAACTGCACCTGCTATTACTGCTCCAGCAGTTAAAGCTTCAATTCCTAATTCACTAAATGCTATAGCTAAATCATTAACATCAGCTTTACCCTGATTTATCTTATTAAATGATTTTACATTTTGTTCGTAAGCTTTTTTCTTAGCAGCCTCTTCTTTATCGTATGCTTTTTGCATACGTTTACGAAAATCTTCTTCTGCTTTAGCTTGCTTTTCTTTTTCTCTAAAATCTTTATCTCTTAATTCTTTTTCGTACTTATATCTTTGTACGTGACTATCTTTTTGCTTACCAGCTTCTACTTCTTTATTTTCTAATACTTCTGGTTTCTTTATCTCAATATTAGCTAATGAGGTAAGTTTCTTTTGTACATCACCTAAAGATGAACCTAAATCTTTAGCTGCTTTTGCAGCCTCTTGTAATTGCTTAGTTACAGCATTAAGCGCTTCAGGATTATCTACTTTGAATCCTAATTTTACAAAGAAGTCTGCAATCTGGCTCATTTCTTATTTTCCTTATTAAGTTCGTATTCGGTTTCAGTGCTTTCGGCCTGACAGATATGAAAGTACCATGCGTCTAAGACCAAATCAGTAGGCATCTGCAAGATTTCTTGCAAAGTACCTACTCCCTTTAAGTTTAACTGTAAAGCTATCCGAACCTCTGGACTTAGCTCATCTCGGACTTTTGCCCGTTGCCACTTGGAATCCCTTTTTGGATTGATGACAGCGATGCGAGGTTTTTGAAAAAAGGGGCTAAGTTCAATGTAGCCACCTCCCAAGCTACGAGAAGGAAATCTGGACGATTGTCTTCAGAATCAAAGGTATTTGCTGCTATTCTTGTAGCAGTAAAATCTTTAATTCCTTTGAAAGTGCATGACATCATACACTTCCATATAGCTTCTTGTACGTGTTCGGATGTCCCAACTTTAATTACTATATCTTTAAGCTGGGATGCTTCTAGTTGAAACAGTGTGCTTAAATCAAAAGCAGCACCAGGTTGGCCTATAGGAACTCCAACGAGTTCTTTAAAGACTGCATTAAACAATTTCATACTGTCGGAGAATCCAGCTAACTGGAATCCTAGAACAGCACCGCTAGATAGGGGAATATCTTTCATTGTAATTTAATTAACCGATTTGACGTGTGCCAGCAGCAAACTTGAACTTCCAGATTGTTACACCTTGTTCAGTTTCGCCTTCTACGTTGCTCTTAACTTCTGGTATACTTGTTGGTACACCACCTGTTAAAAGATAAGTATCGTTTTTTACATTGCCTTGACCATCACCAACACGCTTTACTAACTGTAAAGTTAATAGAGGGAATGATGGTGGATCTTGGAAGAACAAACGCTGGAATGAATTAATATAAGAATCGTTATTGCTACCACGTATTAGGCGTAGCGTACATTCCGTCAACTGACCAAGGGCACTAAAAGCAATAAGAGTATTGCCATTCTTACCTGGTTTAAATTGAGCCGTTTCGTTAGGAAATGTAAGTGAACCTACATCGCCATCTGCGAAATCTGTGAGTAATGTACCGTTTAACAGAATTGTGTCGTTACCGTTGAGTGATATGTCAGCCATGACTAATTAAGAATTAAGGGTTGATAAAGATGATTCCGTTAACGCTCTGAATAGCTCCAGCAAACTTAACACCAATTTGAACTAATGGAGCGACTCGGTTTTGACGTTGTGCTTGTAATTGTTGAGATACAGGTTGCGAATAGATGTAATAACCGAAATCAGCAATATTGCGGATTAAATCCACAGGATTACCAAAGGTTGTTGCAGTCCATTGACCAGGAGCAAGGAATCCATTAGCTACTGCCTGATTAAGAACATTTGTCATAGCTCCTTTTAATGCAGTCATACCAGATTCTGTTTGTGGAATTTTAGTAGGTGTTTGAGCTAAGAAGTTAAATGTAGTTGTTTGTAATGTATTGAGCAACCAAGTCATGTTGAATACATTATCAGCATAACCATTTGCACCAGTTGAAATAGTTTCTGGAATACCTTGAATTGAGGTATAGAAATCAGTTCCAACCACTTGGCATTGTGCATAAGTTGTAGAATCAATACCGCTATCAGCTACTAAGCTACTACCAGGTTGAATACCTGTTAATTGCTTAAAGTTCATTGTAATTGTCGTGTTACTTCCATTGAAGTTTGTGGACAATAAACGTGAAGCATAAGCAGCAGCAAATAAACGAGCAGCTTGGGCACTTACTGTATAAAGAAGTGTACGTGTTTGCTGATTGCCTGCAGCAAATACTTGATAGCACATACCCTGTGGTGAACCACTAGAATAAAGATCTGATTTATTATTTGTTGGAGCAAATAATAGTGTCTTTGGCGTTAATGCTTGTACTTCATTAGAAGCAGCTACGATTTCAGAAACGTTAGGATTATATGCACACCAGCAAATACCACCTGTGTAAATTAATTGAGTGATTGCAAAGATAGCTGTTGAAAGCGTATCAGCACTTGTCATTGGATAAATTACCAACTGACCACCACCAGAAAGAATGTTTGGTGATTGGCTAAATACTTCTTGAGCCATTGCATAAGTTTCTGAACCTGTACCGAAATCAAGACCTACTTGAATTGGATCAGTATAAACTCTGTAGGTACTACCAATAATAATTGTTGGAACAGTAGCATAATTAGCACCACCATTAATAACATTAATTCCAGTTACTACACCACTAGAATTTACAACTGCTGTACCAGATGCAGGAGTGATTGTATTTCCTGTGGTTGGTGTACCACCTACGAAAAATACTGTTGGTATATTTGTATAACCAGAACCACCACTGCTTATTGTAATTGCACTTAATCCTAATGGAATAGCACCACCAGAAAGTGAACCAGTTACCGATGCTACTGCACCATGACCAAAACTTGAATATGAAGGACCGGAAGAAGATGGTGATTCTGCCGTAATAATAGCCAACGAATTTACGTTGTACGCTGGAACACCTGAGCCAGGTTGTTCAACGGTGAAGTTAACGAAGTTATTAATTGATAGTGACATGATTTATACGATTAAGGATTTGTGATTACTTCCGGCCCCAAATATTGATCGTAATAATCAACTGGTACCGTCCGAATGAAGGCTGTTAAAACATTAAAAGTTATAGAATAACGTGTAAGTCTTGATGCTCCCTCGACATAGGAAGTATCGTTAAAAGAGGTTGGTAAATTGCCGATTGTGAACCCATATTTTTCTTGTAGTTGTTCAGCCCTCGTTGAATTTAAAGCAAACAATATTTCTTGTCTTCTTGCTCTAGCATCATTGTTCCTAGACATAATTTCTATCGAATATATCTGCTGAACATTTTGAGTTTGAACCTCATTTAAAACTACAGTTTCTGGTTCACCTACGACAGTAGAAGGTATATAACCGTTTTGATAAGATATACTATGACCGTAGATTTTATCTCCCAATAATCCTACAGCTACAAATATAGTATCATCTGGAGGTATAGGTATACGTTGATTATATGTAACTACATGATTGTTATCAAGTTGCAGTTGATCACGTATCAGTTTTACCAATAAATTAATTATTTCAGGTTTCGGTTGCACTATTGTAGTCCTCCACCAGTCGATATTTAAAATAACCAAATCGTGACCAATTCCATTTATGTACTACACGATAAATGACATTATCAATGACTACTTGGTCATTAGGTGTCATTTGCGGATCTGTTACACAATAAAGGTTTGAATGTCTCCACGCACGTTCACCTTCAAATTTGAAATTAAGTTTTTGACCTACTGAAGCAGTAAGAAAACCCTGTGTTTTAAATTGATAAGATACTGTTACTGCATCGCCATCTTGTACTCTTACACGATTGATAAGCATTGTTAATGGTTGTGACCATCCGCTTACTGTATAACGACCTTGAGGCGCAGTATTAGTATGAGTTAAATTGATTTTTCCTGCTCCTACAATAGGGCCAGGATTTGTTGGAAATGTTTGTGTAGGTGTAATCATTTAACCACCTCATAACCAAATGAAGACTCTAATTGTTTAGAATCTATTAATATTAATCTAGAAGGACGATTATATCTTTTTCTATTAGCTATAGTAGCTTCTGATAATTCTACCCAGCCTGTTGGTATACCTTGAGATTTAAAATTATCATCTACTAATTTTACTGCCGTTTGACCTACTACTTCCAACATTCCATAAATGCCAGATGTGACAAAACTATCTTTCCACGTCGTTTCAGATACATTGTTTAATCTTGATCCCATGAGTGTCATCATAGGTTTTCTTAAGATTGAACGCATTGGTACACCTATTCCAAATTCATGCTTATAAGCTATCTGTGAATTAGTTAATTTCCTGTCTTTAGGATATACAGGTGTACGATTATTGCTTTCAGCCATTACTCCAACTTTAACGGCTAATTTACTTTTAGCTTTTAAAGCCTTGGTAAGACCTTTAAGCTCTTCGGTGTTTAATGTAACCGTAGTTTGCATGATAATTACTACGGTAGCGTTTCTCTAAAAGCTACAAATACGTTGGCAATTAATTGAGGACTGATTATCTGTAGATACATTGCACCATATCTAGTTTTACTAAAATGTGAGAGCATTGGGTCCTGAGCTATCCGTTCTGGGATTTGAAATCCTTCAGTTACGGAGTCGATGCTTTTGGATACAGTCAGCCAACTATATTGACTGCCCATGCCCTCCTGAGCAGCCAAGAGCTTTTCCACT